GCGTTAAGTTTTCTACCACCTTTTCAAGTGTGCTCGGTTTTTTGTCATTGTCTTCCATGATATACTCCTATTAATTAGTAGTTCTTATACCAAAACAGATATTAAATGCAAGGACTTAATGGGAGATTAATTGAAATTTGTACTGACATTATACGTATGTTCTTTTTTAGACTTTACCTGCTCACCCCCTGTAGAGTTTCCAAAAACGTTTAATAATTGGCATGATTGTGTAATTATGGCATTAGACGAATCAAAACAATTAATTGAAGCAGTGCCACAAGATGTTGTAGATAAAAATCGATTAGCAACTAAATATACTTGTCAAGCCATCTCCGATGCATAGGGTTGTATTATTACCACAATTTGATATATAATCTCTTATGAACAGTTATCGAATTCAGATACGATCAGAAGGAAAGTATTATGATGGGATAATTAAGGCTGACAACGATGTTTTGGCTTTACGACAGTTCGAGAAAAAACTGACCAATGGTGAAATCAAAGCACAAGATGAAGACTTCTATAATAAACAAAGAGTCTTTATCACATATGAGGAGCTAAAAAATGGCACTACAAATGCTAATATCGGAAAAGCTTCAGTTGGAGTCCAAATGGGCGAATCAGGCGTTAAAACAAGGTAGAGTAACAACTGATATGAAGTGGATCGATATAAAGATCAAAGACCTAAAAAAAAGAATCAATGAACAAAGCGTTATTGATGCATCAGAGGGTCTTTTAAACAACAGCTAGTAAAAAATACTAGCAACCTATAAAAAAATCATTTATAAGACAGGCTATCTATGACTTCAAACAAAGGAGACTCGTATGCTGAAATTCCTAACTATATTAGGCATTATGTCGAATCAACCGAGCGAGGCCACGTTATTAAAATACTCACTGAAACAGGGCTTAAAACATACAATTGCAAATGGACAGACTATAAAAGAACAAAACCTATTACCAAAAAGAAAACCTAAATAATACCAAGATCTCTTAACTCTTGCGGTGGCCGTTGTTTGCTACACAGTGGGCAGTCTACTTTAATCTTTTCAGATTCAGCAGTATCTTTCCATACCCAAACCTCACGCGTGTCATTACATCTAAGACAAGGTGTATTTTTATTTTTATTTTCCATATCTAATTTAGCTTCTCTAAATAATTTTAACATGGCTCGGTAAGCTCCTCCACATCTATATTCATCATTCATCTTTTGCCTCACCCCAAGATTTACCTAAAGCTACATCACATTTAAAAGGCACTTTAAGATTCTCAACTGCATTCTCCATCTTGTTTTTAATCGTTTTTATATCTTTATCTGATCCTATACTAAAACATAATTCATCATGTATCTGTAATAAAGGTAGATGACCAGCCTTATAACAATCTATCATGGCTTGTTTGGTCTGCAGCTGAACCTTGTATTAATCTATTTAAAGCTTTGTAGGTGAAAGCTCTCCTAATATTGTTTCCATAATTTGCTTTAGCTTCATTATAATCCATGGCTTGATTCATACCAAAAGTTGCTGGTTCCCATTTATCAAATCTACACTTTCGACCTTTTATTGTTCTAATAAAACCAAACTTACTCGCTGATTGTGTAACTGCACTAGCTAATTTTTTTACAAAGGGCACTCTAGAATTATATTTATTTAAAAGTATCTCTGCTTTATCTTTATCTATACCAAGTTCTTTAGATAACTTTGCTTTACCCATACCGTAGAATAACCCAAGGTTAATAGTTTTAGCTTGTGTTCTTGAAATTCCTGCCATGTCAGCTACGATTTGATGGAAGTCTGCTGATTCATCCGCGTAGGCTTGAATAAACTCTTCAGATCCATCTAAACGCTCTCCGATGGACGCTGAGTAGTGTGCTACAAGACGTGGCTCCTGCTGTGAATAATCAAATGAACCCCACTGTCTGCCGTCCTCAGGAAGAAATAGAGACCTTATTTTGTTGCCGTACTCTTTGTTTCTTGCTGGTATTTGTTGAAGATTAGGATTTGCGTAAGATAGTCTACCTGATACTGTTCCGCCTTGATCTGATCTTAATTGGTTAATCTCTGCGTGTATTCTTCCTTTATGCACATATCTTTGTATTGAATCTATGAATGTTGAGTGAAACTTATTTATTTCTCTTGCCTCTCTGACTAGGCCAGCTATTGGGTGCTCACAATTTTGTAACCAATTGGTTGTAAAAGATGGTTCATTAGATTTAGCTGTTCTAGGATACTCAACCCCTAGTCTATCAAAAACCTGCGCCACTGATCGTGCAGCCCATATATCTACATCCAATGTAGTCTCTTTTTTAATTTTATATAGTACATCTTTTTCTTTCTTTCTAAATTCCTTTTTTAATAATGCAGCTTTTGCCTCATCTACTCTTATTCCTGTCCGTCTCATTTCAATTAATATGGGTAGAAGTTCCATTTCCATCTCCCATACATCATTGATAGATTGTTTTTGTATTTCACCTTTGAATCTTTGCCATAACTTTAATGTAAGCGCAGCATCTTGCTCTGCATAAAAGCCAACATAACCAGCAGGCATTTTCCATAGATCTTGTTTAGGGTCTATGCCCCACTCTTTTGCTTTTTCTTTTAAAAAAGTTTCGTTTTTAATTTCACCAAGATAATCTTTTGCACAAGCATTTAAGGAGAAGCTCCATCTATTTTCATCAATTAAAGCTGCAGCTACCATCGTATCTACTATCTTACCATTTATTTCAAAACCGTTTGCTAACAACCAACCCACATCATAAGAAGCATTGTGAAATATTTTTGTGCTAGGTCTTTTTAATAAATCAACCATGAATGCAGTTGTTACAGCTAGATCCATATTACCACCAGCATCATGTTGTATTGGAAAATACCATTGTTGCCCAAGTGCAGCCACAGCAAAACCTACAATGCCCCCATCAAAAGTTGCCCAACCAGATCCTTTTGTTTTTAAATTAGGATCTTTTGTTTCTAAATCTATCGCAACCTCATCAGCGTTTCTAAGATCAGGATACTCTGAAGGTGCAACCCAATCACTGTCATTATATATAAAATTTAATTGATGACTCATGTGTCTTGCATTTGTGCTACCATTTGAGCCCAATCTTCAGTTGCTCTGTGACTGTCCTCTGCTGGTAATGCTTTCTGTTTGTTTTTGTTTTTTTTCTTAAGAAGTTCAATTTCCATTTCACAATAGTGAATAATTTTTTCAAGATCTTCAATACCATTTTTATCTTCATATCTAACTCCATATCTAATAACATTCGCTTGAAAAGGATTAAGATTGTTTTCCCTTATAAAATCCCAAGGACTTATAGCATATTTTTTATAATGATTGCCACCAATCTGTTTTTTACTCATATTGTTCTTCTCATTTGAGTTATAGGATATTTAATTTTTGGAAAGTAAATATCATCAAAAAAAGTTATTAAAGTAAGTCTTTCCGAATCGTCATTTGTACCATAATTATCAACTGCGTGAAAATTATAAGAATCAAACATTACTAATCGATTATATATTGAAGCAAAAGAACAAGTTTTTATAAACCTAGAATTATTTTTTTCTAAAAATGCTTTTTCATATAAATCTGTCACTGAATTGGGATTTTTAAATCTTTCATGTTTTTCATCAGTATGTATAATTTCATTACCAAACTGTTTTGGTTTCCATATGGAAGTTCCACAATTTATGTTATTCGTTAAATAAATAATTGCTGTAAATTCATTACCTCTATCATCATGCACCCAACCCTCATTTTTATATACTTGTCCTTTAACTTTTTGAAAATGTGATCTAGCAGTATAATTAATTGAATCTAGTTGTGTAGGGTATAGTAAAGCTAATATTTTTTTTGTAACTAATCTAAAAACACCCTCATTTATTGTATGTAAAGGATAAGACCTAACACCAGGATAACCACCGTCATCAGATTTTTTGTACTCTAAATTTTTTGACATATTTATTATTTCTTCAGGACTATCAAAAAAATTATCAACACAGCTTATTGGCCATTTCATAAGTAATTACTTTTATACAATTTATAATATTTACTCAAGGGAAAATGGTATTTGTGATATGTGCCAAGCAAATGTAATGTGTTTATGCTTCTAGTAACACCTGTATACCAAACTCTTAACTCTTTAACTCTATCCTCTAAATTTTTTCTATCATAATGTGAAGGAAAATTACACTTAGCTGATATTACAACGTTATCAGCTTCTCCTCCTTTTACTTGGTGTATTGTATCTATAATGATTCGTGCTTTAATATCTAAATTAACTTCACTCTTTAGAAGCTTTCTAAAGTACACTTTCTCTTTGTCTTTAAATTTTCTTTGAAAGGCATCCAACCAAGGTTTACGTTCCTCTACCATCCCGCCTTGAAGGTGTAATTGTTCAAAATTAAACACTTGATTAGGATGGGCAAAGCTCCACTTTTTACTGTCCGTTGATCGGTAGCCGTGGTCTATGTTTAAAAGATAGTTGTACATGTTACAAGCATCCTCTCTTGTTATAGCACCACCGTCACATATAGTTTGCCAATCACAGAGGGCTTTCCATTGATTGATATCAAATGATTTGTTCCCACGCATATCTTGAAAGTATAAACCTAATTTTCTAGCTTCATCTTGTAACTCTTTTTTTACATCATTGATTCTTGAAAGAACCATCCAAGATCCTTGTATCTCCCAAGGTATTTTTTTTAAGGTGCTCCATTTATAAATCTCACCGTCAGTTCCGTTAGATGTAAACTCCTTTTTTATTCGGTGTCCTTCCATACCATTTAAAATACATTTAGAAAAAAAATGCACTTTCTTATTAAGTCTACGAGATTGTTTTAATATTTTTACTTTACCAGGGAACGTTTGAAAAAATATAACATCAGCTCCATTCCATTCATAAATGGCTTGATCATCATCACCCGCTATATAAACTTTGTTAGAATTCAAAGCTAATTTCACAACCATGTCCCACTGCAGAGGGGTAAGATCTTGAGCTTCATCAACCATCAAAACTTTAAAAGGTAATGCTAAACCTGACTCAATATATTTTTGTACCATGTCTGTAAAATCTAATCTATCGTTTTTAAACTCACCTGGATTTGCTTCATAAGTTTTATATTGTTCATATCCCGCGATGATTGATTTAAATTGTTGTAGTCTAACTTTCTTTCTAGGTTCTTTTTTGTATAGATCTATTGGGTCCATCTTCATGTTTCTTGCTCTATCATATATCTGTAAAGACCAATTATTATAAACTCTTTGATCGTCCCAAGTTGGTTTATAATTAAGTTTTACAGTTCCATATTGTGTATGAAACTGCAGCATGTCTACTTTAGGATCTAGCACGGGTATGTCTGCAAACTGCTGTCTTGCTAAACTATGTAAAGTTCTAAAGTATTTGAAATCATCTTCATCGTAACCTTTGAATTGTTTTCTTACTCTATCTCTACACTCTTCAACAGCTTTGTTTGTAAATGAAATATAACAAATTTCATCAGGTGACATTCCACGTTTAAGAAATCTTTCAACTCTTCTTAATAGTCTATGTGTTTTTCCTGTCCCTGGTGGCCCAAAAAATTTAATTGTTTTCCCATGGAGCTTTTGCTTTAGTAAATTTGACATCTTTGTTTCTGTGTTCTGTTTGTTTTGGTAACGTGGCAACCCAGTGTCTTGCTTGGATGCCTTGGAATTTTGCTTTTTTATCACAACCAGCTCCCTGTAAGAATACTGTACACTCTTTTTCTGACCAATTGTAGCCTTGTTTTTTCATAAACTGTCTAAATGTTTCTAGCTTAAATCTAATCTCATTACCATCTTGATAAATATTATCATGCTCTATTTGGTCAAACTCCGTAATCGTATCTGTATCTTCAAAAAATTTAATTATTCTTGTGTTAAAAACTTCTTTTTTTTCTTCTTCTCCATCAAATCCTTCCATATCTTGTTTGTTAGATATTAATTCCTCTAACCAATCTCTGTATGGATCGGGATCTCTTTTGCTCGGTCTCAATGGTCTCCATACAATATCGTAGTTTAATAATCGTTCTCCAAGTAATTGTTGTTGGTATAATTGTTTAGTATCTAGTTTAACAACTTTACCTTGAATAGGTAATAACCAATAAGGTTCAGGATACGAATTTACTTTGATTAGTTTACCAACTTCAGGAATTGCTTCATTTAAACCAATACCAAACTTTCTTTTGGCACATTGTGTCGATCCGTTACAATACATTCTTGCTACAGATGTTCCACATTTGTAAGAATAATCTTTTTTATCAACTTGTTCTATAACTTTAGCAATCTCTTTTGGTGTAAGAGGTGGCACACATATTGTTTTATTCATATCTCTTATCTGTGCTTCCCAATAATCTTTATCTTCATTAATCTTTTTGCAAAGCACACCAACGTTAAACATCGCATCATTACGACCCTCTCCTTCTCTGACTTGATTTCTAACAAATTTATTTACGCAGTTAGGCCATTGTTTGTCTTCGTTGTCCGTTGCTGTCTTAAGTTTAGAAAATTGTTCTTTAGTAATTACAAACTGTTTTACATACTCAATATATTTATCAAATGATAAACTTTGTGCTTCATCATCCATTGCACATCGTGTCGGAAATTTGGCATTATAATAAGGTAGATTTACAAATTGTC